CTCAGGAACCCGACTCGAGCCTGTTGCCACTTGTACCCGTAGCCACGCTGCGTCGACGTCTTGTCGCCTCGCCATGATCCAGGACTGATCGTGCGAACTGGACTGAGCTTCGACGCAGCCAGCCTAGGCTTGAGCATTGTCAACGCCATCAGCCCACCTCGCCTCGCATGCGCACCGCCGCCCAGCGCCCGCACAACAGCGCCCGCCCATCAGCTCGGGGCATCAGTGGCGGGGCAATGCTGGGGGATCGATCAGGGGCGCATCTGCGGGCCAACGCGCGGGCATGACTGCCGGGCATGTGGCGGGTGAATGCGCGGGGTGAATCGTGGGGCCAGAAACGCAAAAGGCCCGCACATCGGCGGGCCTTCGGGGGCTAGTGGGAATTCTGACCACTAGCTGTAATTGCGGGTTTTACCCGTGTTTACTCTCACTGTCAACGCACTAGTCCGATCCGACGATCTTGGCTCGCTCTAACAGCGGCTCGATCGTAGCCATTCCGGGCGCCTCGACCTCGCGCACAAACCGACGCACCATCGCCTGCCAGCGGAACACGGTCGATTGGCCCGCGCCTAGTTCCTCCGCCATCAGCGCGACATTGATCGCTCGCCCAGTGCATCCCCGCATCAGCCTCGCCACCGCAGGCAGGCCAACCGTGGGGGGCATGTCCGCACCGATCAGCCGGGCGAGCATGTAGCACGCCGCATCTTGCCGGGGGGTATTGAGCTTGGCGAAGCGCGCCTCACACAGCACCTGAAACGCTGGCCGGGTGTTGTTGGCGACGATGCCCAGGATCTGCCCGGCCAGGTGCGCCTGATTCTCAGGACTGCCCAGGTTGCGCGGCGACGGTGGCGAGCGGCCATAGCGATCGACAGCGAATGTCGCTATCTGCCGCTCGGCCGCTGCTGCGTTGCCGTGGTCGCGGTCGGCGTGGGTGAACGCAAACAACAACGCGGAATTGACTGTCAGAAAATACGCTTCGCTCATTCCTGCCTTGCCATCGATCACCTCGCCTATCCAGTCGTTACCGTGCCTGCCTCGCCGGGCCTGTCCGGGCCGTGCCCGCCCGCTCCATACCACACCAGCCGTACCTGCCCATTCCCGGCCCGTCCTCGCAGAACCTCTCCTCGCCAGACCTGCCAATCGTGACCTCGTCCTACCGGACGCCGCCAATCCTCGCCCGCCTGTCCTGCCCTTGCCGGACCATGACGTTCCATGCCTTGCCCGCCTCGCCAATCCCCAAAATGCGCCGCCAGCCCACGCATTTCCACGCCTGCCGATCCCGTCCTGACCAATCGATTCCTGACCTCTACATACCTTGCCCGCCAGGGCAATCCGCGCCGTTCCAGACCGCTCCGCGCCCGTCCTCGCACGCCACTCCGCGCCTTGCCGCTACAGGATCACATCCGCTGTTCCGGCATGTTCATCGCCCGCTCGCGCAGGCCGGCCACTTGCGTGACCATCGAACTCAATTCGTCCTGCATGTCGAACACCGCCGCCAGCTCGCGCGCACGGTTCAGCAGATCGCGAATGCGGCCGAACTCGGCGACCAGAACCTCGCGCGCACTGTCCTGATCCCCGCGCAGCCGGCTCACCGACACATAGCCCGCATCCTTCGGGCCGGCCGACGGGTCGCGCACATAGCCGACCACGCGCACCGTCGCCGACTCGGTGGTGACGACGACTCGCATCGTCATCACCTCGCGAGCCCGGTCGAGCCAGTGCTGATAGGCCGCCTTCTTCACATCCCACTCGAACAGGTCGTGTAGTGGCGAGTCTTTGCGCTTGGCATCGGCCACGACCGCTTCGGGCGTGAGCCTCCCGGTTTCCGGGTTTTCGAGTTCGGCCAGACGCTGCGCGATCTGCGCGCGCCGCTCGTTCGTGATGTTCATGCGGCCACCTTGAATCCGCGCCGCTTAACCTCGGTGTTGTACCAAGCCAGCAGTTCCGACGTTTCATCGTCATAGGCCACTGGATCGGCCATCGCGGCTTGTTGAACTGCGCGCCCACCGCTCGCGACGATCGCCTGATATTCCGGGTCATCGGGCGTAGTCAGGCGATACGAACCATAATTCGCGCTACCCTTCTCGTTGCGCCAGTCACCGACGCCGATCGTCATGCCAGCGGCGGCCAGTAAATTCAGCACCGACTTCTCGCGCAGTGCCGGCTTGACGAAGCAGATCGTGACCGAGCACGCCCACTGCGGGATGATGCAGCGCGTGCGCACGTCCGGCGTGCGGGCCATGTCCGCCGATCGCACGATCGCCGAGAAAATCTGAGGCACGCCGTACACCGGGACGCGCTGCCCTTCGACCCATGTCAATCGGCCAATCTGCGTTTTCTTTGCGCCGGGCATATCCAGTGCGGCCGACATCATCGAACGCTTAAACCACGTCGACAGGCCCGCGATCAGCGTGGGCGAATCATCGTCGGGCAGGACGTAGGGCGATGCGCGGAATTCCTCGAGCGGGTGATGCTTGAGCGTGCTCGACTTCTCGGCTGCGGTTTTCTTGCCGGCCGGCGCCAGCAGTTCGCGCATTGCCTTTTCGCTCATCCGATTGCAGATGATGGGCGTGGTGCCGACAATGTAGATTTCCATGCGGCCGGTGTTGATCTCCATCACAGAGATTTCGGTGCTCTCGGCCTTGCTTGCAACAGCCATGATTGATCCTTTTGGTTTGGTTGCGGGCCTTTCACCCGCCGGGAATGACTCTCTCTGCTGAACGCCGCGCAGCCCGGCTTAAACCTATCGAACCGGCAACTCCAGCACCGCCGAGAACAGATCCGACCAGCTCGCGCGCTCGTCTCGCTTGTTGTCCACCACGATCGGCATCTGCGTGCTCGGCTGCCACAACGTGCGCCCGCTGTCTTGCTTGCTCACCATCCAGCCGCAGTCGAGCCAGGTTTTGAACAGGCGCAGCAGTTGTTCCATGTTCACCGGCACATGCGGCTCGATCTCGGCCAGCGTCCACCAGCGCGAGCGCGGCGAGTCGTTCAGGAACGCCAAGACGTGCGCTTGCAGGCGCATGTCGGCGCTGGCGCGCAGCAGGGATCGGGGGGATGTGATCATTGCGCCCCCGCTTCAGTCTTGACCTCGACACCCAGCAGTACCGACGGCGCGCTCTCGCCAAACCTCGGCCCGAGCCAGTTGAACTCGACATAGCGGATGCAGACCCCGTGTTTCTCGCGGTAGATCTTCGCGAGTTCAAGAAGCGTCTTGTGCATGTGCGCCTCGACGTTCACGTTGACTGAGATTTCACCGTTGGCCATCAGAATTCCTCAACACTGAACCCTCCGCCGTCCTTCTTCGCCCGCTTGCGCACAGCGACGAATCGCAACGGGTACATCTCGGCGGCCACCTTGATCTTGACCTTCGCGTCGTCTTGCCAGTAGCCCTTCACCTCGTGGCATTCGAGCGAGCCATCGGTGAGCATCACGGCAAAGTCGGGGGTGTAGAACGTGTTGTCGGCCAGGCGCAGCTTCATGCCCTCGAACCGATACCAGGCCACCACGCCGAGCGCCCGCTGCGCTTCCAGTTCGGCCCCGTAGGCGGCCTCTGTGCTGTTCTGCTGGCCCGTCTTGAGCCGGCCGAGCGCCTGGATGAGCTTATGCATCACGCAGCATCCCCAGCACGTCCGAGTTCAACTTCCGCGCCGCTTCCTGGCCCCGGTGCCGCGCTATTTCCTCGCGCCACTTGCGCCAGTACGCCACCTGTTCCGCCGCCGGCTGTTCCCTGATCCTGCGCACCCAATCGCGCACCTCGCAGCGGTGCCGGTGTTCCTCGTTCGTCAGCGTCGGTGCCCGGTTCATAGTCGAATGCCTCGCAGGTTTCGAAAACGAGTTCGTCGCGCAGGGCGCAAAACGGCACCATCGGCACGCCGGTATCGCTGCTAAAGCGGCAGGACCAGCAGGTGAGCGCGCTCATGCGCCGAGCCTGAGCAGATCAATCGTCCGGCCGCGCCCGTCGGGTACGTATTGCATGGCTCCCTTGTGAAACCACAGCGCCACCTGGCCTTCCCACTCGCCGTTGCGCTGCTTGTCGACGATCAGCAGCCCGTCCGGTTCGGCCTCGCGCTTGTCCGGCTCGTTTTCCTTGGCCTTGTTTCGCCAGACCAGCAGCACGTTGTCGACCTGATCCGTGATCGAGCCCGAGCCCTTCACGTCGAATTTGTTGATGCGCTTGCTGCTGCGCTCGTCCTCGCCTTTGCGGACGTGGTGAACGAGATGCACGTGCACCTTGAGCGCGCGGGCCAGCGCGCACAGTTCGTCCACGAACTCTTTCTGCGCGTTCATGTCGTCCTCGGCCCGCATGCACTTCATGAGCGAGTCAACAACGACGTGCTGCATCTTCAGTTTCTCGGCGCAGTAGCGGATCAGCGCGAAGATCATCGGCGCGCGCACCGTGCCCTGCTGGTCGTAGAACCACAATTTGCCGTCCGTCCACTGGCCGAACGCATCGAGCCATTCCGCCGTGGGCGCATCCGATCCAGCCGACTGGCGCAGCATGCGTTCCATCTGCCGCCACGGGTCCATCTCGAACGAGGCGATGCAGCAGCGTTGATCCTGCGCGCACAGCGACAGCACGCACTGGCTGAGCATCATCGACTTGCCGTGCCCGTTGATGCCGGCCCACAGCGACACCTCGCCCGGCCGGAACGCGAACGTGTGATGAGTCTTCGACCAAGGGAGAACCGGGTACTGCGGGCGATCCTTGCCCCACAGCCGCTCGGCCACCTCGGCGACGTAGGCCGACGCCGGCACCACGCGCTGCTTCAGTTCCGTCTCGCCCAGGTACTCGCGCAGTTCCTCGGCGCCGATCACGTTGGGGCGCATTGCGCTCACAGATCCCATGCCCGCAGCCCTTTCTCGGGTGTCCAGTGCGCCACCATGTCGGTGGCATGCAGGGTCAGCGACGCCGCCCCGTTCTCGATCACCGCATCGGCGAACGGCCAACCCCGCGCGTAGCTCGGCGCGAAGATCGACACGTCCAGGCCGCGGGCCAGCCGCAGGTCGCAGCGGGGGGCGGAATCCGTCTTTTCGACGACCAGCACGGCCTCGGTAAAGCCGCCCGCTTGCCACGTCCCAGGGCTTGCAGGCGAGTCCACCTCGATGCTCAGGCGATGGACTGGCATCTCTGCCATGCGCACGGTTTCAAGGGCTTGCAGGCCGGTCACAGCGCGTTCCTCATCCATTCCGGCTGCGCCGCCTGAGGCACGCCGTTGATCGCCTCACCGTCGCCGTCCTCGGCGTCCTCCCAACGCCGCTGGTTGACGAACGTCAGCGGTGCCGGCTCGAACCCGTCCTGCCATTTTTTCGTGCCCTTGAGCGTCTCGACGTGGGCAACGATTTCATCGGCGAACGCCTCCAATCCCCTGGCGTTCCATCGCTTCAGGCATTCAGCCTTGCCTTCCTTGCGATCTGTTCTCGGCCACGTTTTCCAGAACCGGGCGAAGCCTGGCGGCAACGGGTCGGCGCCAGCCGACGAAATAGGTTTCTTCTGTTCCTGTTCCTGTTCCTGATTAGGCATAGGCTTCGGCGAAGGCTTCGGCGAAGGCTTCGCAATAGCCTTGTCCGGCTGCTTTCGATCAGGCCCGCGCATCACATCGTCGAATGCCTCTACATAGGGAGAACCGATTGCAATGAGGCTGTCTCTGATCCCCGCAAGCGCTTCACGCTTCAGGTCGCACTCAGGAAGCAAGTCCAACTCGACGCGCCAGCCACGAACTACGTTCGGGGACTCCGGTTTGTTGTGCTGAATAGCCTTCGGAAGCCACACAAGCTTCGCCCTAAAGTCTGCTTTCGCCATGCCTTGGCTAGAGACTTCGCGAAAGGCTTCGTCGAAGTCTTCCTGATCCCACCCGAGTTCCTCAGCCATGCCGGCGCGCCCAGCACGAAACAGCCCTGGAATGGCGGTCGTGTGCGGTCCGGTCAACAGGAAGAACCACAGCCCCTGGCCTGATGGCGGGATGCCTGACAGCGCCCTGAATTTCTCGTCTGACCAGGTGCGCACCTCGATCTTCCGGTAGCGACTCACGCGCGCCCCCGGTATGCGTTGGCCGCCACCACGTCTTCCTTGGTCTTCTTCTTGTTGCATGTCTCGCACAAGGTCTGCAAATTGGAAATCACGCTCAGGCCGCCCGCGCGGAGCGTCAGTACGTGATCCAAAATCAGCACGTCGGGGTATCCAGATCCAACCCTCGTGTCGGTCACGAGCGTGCACTCGCCAGACCATCCCGCCGGAACGGAAGCGGCCCGAGCCGGGCACCTTTGACACTCGAAGCCGTCGCGGTTGAACACGTGTTCTCGAAGCGCGGCGTGCGCTGGGTACTTGAACTTGAGCCGCTTTGTGGACGCGATGACCGGCCACGTGCGGCCTTTGTAGTCCACCCACGTAGCGGCTGAGACTTTCCCGTAATCGCGCATCAGACGCCGCACGCCTTCGCAATAGCCTGCATCGCCGCCTCGTACTGCTGCGGTGTCGTACCCGGGCAGGCGCGCGCAAAGTCGCGCTTGAGTTCTTCGTACAGCCGCCAGTTCGGCCCGTGGCTGCGCTGCGCCGAGAACGTGGGCAGCGATTGAAGGAATCGTTCGTAGGGGCGCAGGGGGGCGTTCATCGCGAACTCGTCAGGCAGCCGAGAAAAGGTCGTTCTGCTGGCACGCCGTCGCCAGGTTCTTGGTCGCCTGCTCGAAGTAGCTGCGTTTCAATTCGACGCCGACGAACCTGCGCTGCATCTCTCGCGCCACAAATCCTTCGCTACCAATGCCCATAAACGGGCTCAGGACGACTTCGTTAGGGTTCGTCCACAGGTCGATACCGCGCCGGATGACTTCGAGTTGCAGCGGGCAGATATGGCGCTCGTCGTCGTGCTCTCGGGCGCTGCGGTATTGCAGCGTGTCGTTCGGGTCGATGTCCATCCAGACTGGCGAGGCCACCTGCTGCCATTTGCTCACCGGGTACTCGGTCGAGTCGTGCAGCACGCGGTCCGGGTTTTCCCCCGGCGCGCGCATCGTGACCAGATAGTCAGGGATGCCGTGACGGCTCATGGATGCGTTGCCGCGCACCGTCTTGTGCAGCAGTCCGAGTGCCTTCGTGCGCTGCATCGCGGTCACGGGGTCTTTCCAGATCACGACTTCGGCGTGATGGATGAACCCTTGCGCCTGGAATGCGCGAATCAGATCGCCGCGAAAGTCCTTCAGTCCGATATACCCATCGCGCTCCTTGCTGGTCGGCAGGAGCATGCAGTGGAATGACACGTTCCGGCCAGGCTTCATGACTCGGCGCAGTTGCGCGATCAGGTGCCCGAAGTGCTCGAAGAATTCCGCGTCGGTCCGGCAATTGCCCATGTCGCGCGGGCTGTTGCTGTAGGTGTACAGCGATGAAAACGGCGGGCTGAAAATCGAATAGTCCACCGACGAACCGGGAAGGCCCTGCAGCGCCTCGACGCAATCGCCGTTGATGGCCGTCCATCCATCGCCCTGCTGCTGATCCATCACGTTCATGCGGCGCTCCTGAGCCAGTCCGGCACAACGATTGCGCGGGCCGGGTTGTAGGTGTTTTCTTGTCGTTGTGTGCCGAGGACGGCAAGCTGCACCGACTCGCGGGTTTCCGCAGACAGAGCCGCCGCCATTGCTTGCGCGTCTTGCTCTTTGCGTTTGAGGTTCGCCACGATCGAGCCTTCACGCTCGCTAGCGAAGATATGCACTTGCACCGGGTGCGGCTGCCCGAACCGCCAGCAGCGCCGCACGGCCTGGTAGTAGGACTCCCATGAGTCGGTCACGCCAACGAACGCCATGCGCGCGCAGTGCTGCCAGTTCAGGCCCCACCCGGCGATGCTTGGCTTCGTCACGATGACGCGGTTCCGGCCGGTCGCGAACGCATCAAGTGCGGACTCTTTTTCGTCCAGATCCAACGATCCACGCACCTCAATCGCGCCATCGATGCCGCGCGACAGCAGATCCGATTCAGCATTCAGGTCGCACCAGACGACCCACGGTTGATCGTCGCTGTTGACCAGTTCCACGCACGCGCGAACACGGTCTGCGATCGAATCACGCCGCGCGTCCCTGCGCTCCATCAGGCTTGCAGCCTCGAGCGCGAACAGCCCCGAGCCAGTGTTCAGAGACTCGACGGTGTGTTCATGCAGCAGCAGCGCCGGCAGGTTGTACGCGCCATCCTCGAACCCGAGATCGGACGGTTTGCGAACCATCGCGCCCCACTGCGAAACCCAGCGCCAGAACTCGCGCTGCGCATGGCCCTTTAGCCTCCAGACCTGCGTCTCGCCACCGTCGTGAACGAAGAATTCAGCAAGCATCTCGGTCCGGGTGCACACGCCCAGGAACTCGGCATGCGTGCCCAGTTCGGTCCAGTCGTTCGGCGCTGGCGTGGCGGTCGCGCACAACCGATACGGCGTGCGACTGAATGCCAGCAACAGCGCGGCGAGCGTTTTGGTGTTGTGGTGCTTGATGACGCTCGACTCGTCGAGCACAACGCCCACGAATCGATCGGTATCGATCTTGTGCAGCCGGTCATAGTTGATGACGTTCACGCCCGGGCGAACGTCGCCAGCTTCGCGCAGAACCGTAACGCCGATCCCGACTTCGACTCCCTCGGCCTGCATCTGTTTCGCAACAGCAAGCGGGGTCAGGATCAGTACGTCGCGGCCGGTTTCTCGGTGGATGGCATCGGCCCAGGCCAACTCCATGCGAGTCTTGCCAAGCCCGGTGTCGGCAAAGATCGCGCATCGACCACGGCGCAGAGCCCAGTTGATGAGCACGCGCTGATGATCGAACAGCGGCAGATCAGCGCGCGCCTCGACGTTGATTCCTGCGGGGGCAAGGTACGCATTCTTGCTCCCCAGGAACTCGGAATAGTTGCGGATTCCCGGCAGCCTTTCCCCGGAGGGTTTTGCCGTGTCCGCTGGGTCCGTTAGCGCACGGTTTCCTTGCGTACTCGCGCCCACCAAGGGAGACGCGGGATTCTGTTGTGAGTCAATGCGCATCTATTCGCCCCGATTTTTGTCGTTTGGTTTCCGGGGTTGCGCAGTTCCGCGCCCCGGTCGCGTCGAGGAGACAGCACCCATGGAGGGTCTTGCCGCCGGACTGCGTGCCAGCGAACTCATTATCCGGCCCAGTTCGCGAGCCTGCGCTCGATTGCGGCGCGGTCGGCGTTGCGATGTGCGCGGATCGTGTTGAGCGCGTAGCCGAACGCGGTGCCGGCCAGGAATGCGAGCAGGAGGTAGGACATCAGGCGGCCGCCTTCGGTTGTTTGCTGCTCTTGCGCAAAACCGCCCACTCAACATCGGGGCGCAGCTCCTCGCAGCGCACGCCGGTCGCCTTTTCGATCAGCGGGCAGTACTCGGCAGGCACGTTACCACGCACACGCCAGTTAGAAACAGCGGTTTGCCAGACGCCGCACGCGGCACCCAACGCTTTCTGCCCGCCGGCCTTTTCGATTGCTTTGTCAAGTGCGTCCATGCCTCATTACACCATCACCGTGTTTTCGTGTCAACACGTGTGGTTGAGAAAAAAGAATCACAAAAGAGTTGACACATCAACCACCCCGGTGTTTAATCTACCCATCGACAACGAACCGGGAGACGTAGATGAACCAAATCCAGATCACTTGCAGCCGCTGTAACGGTTCCGGCCACTACAGCTTCAACCTCACCCGCGGGACGGTCTGCTTCCAGTGCGAAGGCGCAAAGCAAATTGCCGTGGACGCTGTGAAGCACGCCAAATCCACCGCGGCCAAAACTGCCCGCGCCGCCAAGTCCGCCCAAACCGCGGGCCGCCGCGCCGAAATCGCCGCGGTCATCCGCGGGCAACTCGACAGCGACTTCGGCCCGTTTGCCGATGACATGCTCGGCGCACAGAACCGCGTGCAAGCCTGCATCCGCGCTCACGGCAAAACCCCCGGCGATCTGGTCAACGAACTGCTCGCGAAAGAGGTGGCGTGATGACACAGCCCCAGTACGACATGCAAACCTTTGAGATCAAGAACCGCTGGGACGGCAAGGTGCTGTTCTCGGCTGGCGGCGAAACGCTGAGCGATGTTGTGCAGCAGGCAGTGCAGGAGCGCGCGTACCTGCGCAGCGCGTACCTGCGCAGCGCGGACCTGCACGGCGCGGACCTGCACGGAGCGAACCTGCGCGGCGCGAACCTGGACGGCGCGGACCTGCACGGAGCGTACCTGCGCGGCGCGGACCTGCACGGAGCGAACCTGCGCGGCGCGAACCTGCACGGAGCGAACCTGCGCGGCGCGAACCTGCACGGAGCGTACCTGCGCGGCGCGAACCTGAGCGGCGCGTATGACAAGCAGTTGACTCTCGTCGGTTCGCGTCCGGTCTTCATGCTCGGCCCTATCGGATCGCGTTGCGACTACCTGACGGCGTATCTGACTGACGCTGGCGTGCATGTGCGCGCGGGCTGTTTCTTCGACACGATTGAAGCGTTCCGCGCTGCTGTCGTCGCCGAGCATGCTGACAACAACCACGGGCGCGAATACATGGCCGCCATTGCCATGATCGAGGCGCATGCGGCGATTTGGTCGTCCGCCGCCGTTGCCGTCAAAGAGGTGGCGTGATGGACGCGCAGTACGACATGCAGGCCCACGGCGAGCAGATCCGCCATGCGCAGATCGCCGGCCTCGACAGCTACGAAAAGCAGATCGAGCGCGCGGCGACTACCGCCAGCGACGACCTGGCCGAAACCGAAGGCCGCGAGTTGTTCGAGATGATCGCCAAAAGCGACGATCTGACCGAGCGGCTGGACCGCCTGCTTGAGCAGGTTTCCGCGATGGGAGTTGGCGAAGCTGCCGGACACGACGCAATCATCGCCGCAGCCGGGCGTCTGTTCTCCGGCCTGCTGCAAGCGCAGATCGGCGAGAACGTGCGTGACGTGATCGCGAGGCAAGCATGAGCGCCGAAACGTTCACCACGCTGGCCCAGGAGGCCAACGACGAAGCCGCGCGCAGCCTCGAAGGGCTGCTAGCGATGTTCACGCTCGGCGCGATCAACGCTGCGGTGTGGGGCTATGTGATTGCGCAGGTGATGGCATGAGCCAGTCGCCGTTTCTTATCGCTCTTTGGGTCTGGTCCAGCATGGCCGTCGGCAACTTTGCTTGGCAGTGGCTCTGCGAAGACTCCGACTATGCGATTGCGTCCAGCCGTTCCTACTGGCAACTCGTCGCCGTGCTGGTGATGGCGGCAATTTTGAAAGTTTTGTCATGAGCCAAGGACTGCGCACCAAAGTCGCCATCGGCAGCGCAACGCCGCTGAAGTACCGCACGGCCCGGACGATGCACGAAGCCTTCGGCGAAGGCGCAACGCTTGAGCGCGAGCGCAGCAACGCCGAAAGGCTCGACGCATTCATCGGCAGGTTCTGTTTCGCAATCGTCATCGCCGCGATGCTGGCGCTTGTCGTCAACGCGGCATTCGGGGGGGTCTGATGAGCGCGCTTGTAACTATCACGGTCAACGAAGTCGAGCGCATGGCGCAGGCTGTCAGCAAGTCCGGCCTGTTTGGCGTCAAGAATGTCGAACAGGCAATGGCCCTGATGCTGATTGCGCAGGCCGAGGGAATGCACCCGGCGATCGCTGCTCGCGACTTCCATGTCATTCAGGGCCGGCCCGCGTTGAAGGCGGATGCGATGCTTGCCCGCTTCCAAGCCGCTGGCGGGAAGGTGCAGTGGACCAGCTATACCGAAGCGAAGGTGTCCGGCATATTCAGTCACCCGGCTGGCGGTAGTGTCGAGGTCGAGTGGACGTTCGCGCAGGCGACGAAGGCGGGGCTGATCGGCAAGGATGCCTGGAAGCAGTACCCGCGCGCCATGCTGCGTGCCCGCGTGGTGTCTGAGGGAGTTCGCACGGTTTATCCCGGCGTGGCGGTCGGTGTCTATACGCCAGAGGAAATCGCCGACTCTGACAGCAGCTTGTCGAGCCGCACCGAGCGCGATATGGGCGCGGCTGATGTTGTCCCGCCGCCGCCTGCGGATATGCCGCCAGGGATGCTTGAATCGGCCCAGGAGGCTGCGAAGGCTGGCCGGACTGAGTTCGCTGACTACTGGCGCGGGATCACGCCTTCGGCTCGCACGCTGCTCGCGCCGCACCTTGATGATCTGAAGGCAAAAGTGGAGAAGGCGAACGCTGCGCCGGTTGATGTCGAGGTGGTCGAATGAACTTCGCCCCGCAAGGTTCAGGAGCATGGCTGGCCGCTAGGGCTGGATGTCTGACTGCTTCGCGCATGGCCGACGCGATGGCAATGCTCAAGTCTGGCAAGCCGAGCGAGTCCCGCAATAAGCTGATGATCGAACTGCTCGCCGAGCGGCTGACGGGCGATGCTGCGCCGCACTTCGTCAACGACGCTATGCGCTGGGGCCAGGAACAGGAACCGCACGCAAAAGCCGCGTATGAGGCAGCTAGCGGCAATCTGCTGGACGCCTGCGGATTCATCCTGCATCCGTCTATCGAGTACTTCGGCAGCAGTCCAGATAGCCTGCTTGATGATGATGCCGTCGTTGAGTTCAAGTGCCCGACGACGACGACGCACATCGGCTGGCTGCTGGCCGGCGTCATGCCAGAGCAGCACAAGCCGCAAGTCCTGGCGCAACTAGCGTGCACGCAGCGAACGCGCGCCGTGTTCGTGTCGTTCGATCCGCGCATGCCGATCAAGCGGCAACTGTTCATCAAGGAATGGACGCCAGATCCGGCAGAGATTGCGGCGGTCGAAGGCGCTGCGCGCGAGTTCCTGCGCGAGCTTGATGCGATGTTTCAACAACTAGCGGAGGCAGCATGAACGAATCAACATCAGTAGCCGAATACAACCCGATCGCCGCCGGCCTGGCAATCGTGCGTCAGCGATACGCGAATGTCGCATGGGATCTGAAAACCACGAAGGGCAACGCCGATGCCCGCGCAGCCCGCAAAGAACTGGTGACGCTGCGCGTGTCGCTGGAGGCCAAGCGTGTCGAACTCAAGGCCCCGGTTCTGGAGCGCGCAAAGCTGATCGACAGCGAGGCAAAGCGCATCACGGCCGAACTGCTCAAGATCGAAACGCCGATCGATGAGCAGATCAAAGCCGACGAAGCGCGCCGCGACGAAGAACGAAAAGCCCGCGAGGCGGCCGAGGCCGCACGCATCGCCGACATTACAGCGCGCATCCAGAAAATTGCCGCTATGCCCGCCGACTATGCCGGCCGATCGTGGGTCGTGATCGAGAACGCGATCGCCGACCTGCAAAACGCACCGACGTTCGATTACATGGAATTTGCCGAGCGGGCGGCCAACACAACGACAGCGACCATCGTGCGCCTGAACGAACTCGCCGACGCAAGCAAGGCCGCCGAGGATGCCGCGCGCAAACTGGCCGAAGAGCGCGCCGAACTGGCTCGCCAGCAGGCCGAAGCGAAGCGCCTGGCCGAAGTCGAGGCCGCCAAGATCGCCGAAGAACAGCGGATCGAGCGCGAACGTCTTGCCGCCGAGCGAAAGGAAATGGAGCTTCAGCAGGCCGAAGCCGCCCGCGCGCTTGCCGAGCAGCAGCGTGTCGAGCGCGAGCGGATCGAGGCCGAGCGCGCCGAGCAGGCCCGCAAGGATGCCGAGGTGCGCCGCATCCAAGCCGAGCGGGATCGCATCGACCGCGAGGCCCGCGCAGCCGAGCAGGCCAAGATCGACGCCGAGAACAAGCGCGTTGCCGACGAACTCGCCCAGCAGCAAGCCAAGATCGACGCACAGCGCGCCGAGATCGAGCGGGCTGCCCGTGAGCAGCAGGAGCGCGAGCATGCCGCTGCGCAGGCTCAGGCCGATAAAGAAGCGGCAGCGAAGAAATCGGTCACTGCGGCCGATCCCGCGCGCCCGACGGATGTGCAGATTGTTGAACTGCTGGCCGGTCACTACCGCGTGCACCCGGTCGAGGTTATCGGCTGGCTGCGCGGGATTGACTTTGCTGCGCTCGCGCCTGGCTTGTTGAGTCTGGCCGCATGAACCTACTACCCCGAGAGCGCGAAGTCCTGGCCTGCGCCGAGCGCGGCTTGTCGTGCAAAGAAACCGCCCGCGAACTCGGCATCGCATCGAACACGGTGCGCGTCTATCGGCATCAAGCGATGCGCATGCTTGGCACGTCGCGGATCGTTGTCGCTGTGCTGTCGGCGCGCGAGAAAGGGCTACTGTGAACCTGCTATCAGTCCTGCAGCCCTCGCCAGAGGCGCGCACGATCCACCGTCGGCTCGGCCACGTGCTCGAATGCCAGCGGTTCGAACTGCTGCAGGCGAAGGCTGACGTTTGGGAACCGGGCGAAGTGCCAGAGCCGCGCCCAGTCAGCGCGCCAAAGCCGCCGCCGATCCGCCGCCCGTCTGGCGCTGCATCGCACGACAAACTGTTGCCGCTTATCGGCGCAGTGCCGATCACGATTCGCGATCTGCGCGCTGCGACTGGATTGGGCCAGAACGCGACTTACAACGGCCTGCACCATCTGCTTGACGCTGGGCGTATCCGCAACCTGTCGAAGTTGGGACACGTCGGCCGGTACGTGCTGACTGGTGTCGTGCCGGTCAAACCGCCGAAAGTCGTCAAGCCGCGAAAGGTGCGCGCAAACCCGAACGCGAAGCACGACACGAACCGCGCGCAATTGCTGCTAGCGCTGACGACAACGCCGCAGGACTACAGACAACTTGCGCGTGCCACCGGCCTGCCTGCGCACACAGTCAAAAACTGCCTGTCGAATCTGGTCGACAAAGGGCTCGCAAAAAACCACGCGAGATCGGGCCAGCGCGGTAGCTACACGCTGCCGAAGTTTGCCGTGCCGACTGAGCCTAAACAATGGTGCGCGCTGTGATCCACTACCACGGGCTTCCGATCACGCCATCGACGGCAGCTGTGCGCGCTGTTGACGCCGGGCACGCGTTTGTGTCGTTTGCGCACCCGGATCAACTCAACGTTGCGGTTGAGTGCTGCCAGTCGTTCGCCGTGGATAACGGCGCATTCAGCGCATGGCGTGCTGGTAGCCCGGTGAAAGACTGGTCCGCGTTCTACGAATGGGCCGCGCAGTGCAAGCGCATCCCTTCGTGTGACTGGGCAGTGATCCCAGACGTGATTGACGGCAGCGAATCGGATAACGATGCGTTGTTATCCGAGTGGCCGCTGCCGCGTTGGTTCGGTGCGCCGGTCTGGCACTTGCACGAATCAATGGCCCGCCTTGAGCGGCTGGCAAGCGCGTGGCCTCGCGTGTGCCTTGGTTCGTCTGGTGAGTACGCAACCATCGGCACGCCGCGATGGTGGGCGCAGATGTCGCGCGCCATGAGGGTTGTCTGCAATGACGACGGGCAACCGCTAGTCAAGTTGCACGGCCTGCGCATGCTGAACCCCGAAGTCTTTTCGCGCTTCCCGTTTGCGTCTGCTGACTCTACGAACATCGCCCGCAACATCGGGATCGATCAGACGTGGAAGGGTAACTACATGCCGCCCACGAAAGAGATGCGCGCCCAGGTGATGCGCAGCCGGATCGAATCGCAAAACGCGCCTGCACGCTGGTCCTTCAGCGTACCGGATTCACTTATCGCACAGGGGTCGCTGCTGTGAACACATACCGCTCGGAATTCTTCGCGACGTGCCCCACGAACGGCATGCGCATCAAGTACGCGTTGCAAATCAAGACGATCAAGACAATCCGCGTCGAGGATCTGATTAGCGTCATGGACAGCATCGATCAGAAATACCACGAGGACATTGCCGATGAGTTCTGCATCAGGTTCGGCGGGATGCAAACGATCACGGCCGAGCACCACGGAGTGCAGATTGAGACGCTGCGCGGAGCTGTCGATGTCTAACACGATCCACTACACATCGCACGAAGCCCTAAAGCATGGCGTCCGCCCGTGCAAAATTCTCGCAGATCGCGGGCGCAATTTCACGGTCGAGATTGATCGGCAGATCGTCACGATCCCGCGCAACAGCGTCTTTCCGACGGCGCATCAGGCACTCGACGAAGCGCATCGGCAAAAGCGGCTTGAGTGCGTGCGTGCGCTGCGGTACTGGGCCGGACGGTTGCGGCAACAGATACAGGTGATCGAATGCCAATAGCCGCCCACGAACCCAGGTGCGCTGATGCGCTCGACCGGGGCTGTCCAGAGCGAAAGCAGTGCGCCAGGTGGATCTACCGCCTGCACAACATGTACCCGTCCACGCCATGGGCGAACCTTGCCGACTGCCGCACGGACAGAGGGTGCAAGTCGATTATGAGACTGGAGACGAGAAATGCAGATCGATGACGTGATGGCGCTGGTTGATGAGTACGTGTCCGCGTCAATCGAGGATCACGGGTATCGCAGCGGGGCTGCATCGGCGGAATACCTTGAGGACACAAAGCGCAAATTGCTTGCCGCCATCGAATCGCTGATCTCCGCGCCCGCCGCGCCGCAGCAGGCCGAGCCGGTCGGGTATTTCCAGCGGGACTGCGACTACTTTGAGCAGGTCGAAGATGTCTATCAGTGGGATGCAGACGTCATCCCGCTCTACCTGCACCCGCCCGCCGAGCCGCAGCAGGCCGAGCCGGTTTCTTACGCCGTGTTCGATCCAAGCGGGGAGGCCGTTTACGCCGCGCTGTTCGAGACTCGTTGCATTGAGTACAGGGACAACGAGTATCGGTATGGGCACAGCGCGGCAAAGCACTGGGCGGTTCGGCCCGTGTTCGCCCACCCGCCCGCCGCCGAAGTGCAGCGGCTGAGGGAGGCGGCGCGGCTCGCGCTCGATGCGCTGACATGCGGATATGGAGATGACCCCGACGGCACCCACAGTTGCGGACGCTGCGACAGCAGCGTTGACCGGAATTCAGTAGTGCGTGCCGCGCTGCGCCGCGCGCTGGGGGGGGAGTGATGAACGAGAAAAACGGTTTCAAAACGCCGACGCCTGCCGACACGCTTGAGCAGCAGATCATCGACCCATCGTTTCCGAAGAACGAACGCGAGTGGTGGGCATCCGAAGAGATCGCCCGCCTGCGCGCCGAGGTCGAGGCGCTGAAACTGCAACGCACAGCGGCGGATCTTGTACATCGTGATACGTCAACCACAGTGTTGGTGCAGGCTGGTGAAATCGAGGAACTACGGCGGTCCAACGGCGCATTGCTTCGCACTAAAGACGCCCTGCAGCGCGAGCTTGCAAGAGTCCGTGCCGAGGTCGAGGCGCTGCGGGCCAAGGCCACGGCCTTTGACTGGCTGCAAGCAGAGCACGACAGATTCGACCCGATGGCTCGATGCGTGATCAAGCGCAGCATGGACCGACGCAATGGGGACTGGATTGAATTCATTGACGGCGAGAACTTCGCGGCCATCGTGCTGCGCGAGGCATCAATCGACGCCGCGCGTGCGGCGCAGCAGGCCGAGCCAGTGGCGTGGGTGCGAAATCTCACTGACGCACAGCCGCACTGCGTGACCGGGCTGCAATATCGGACGGCTGCTGATGCGGATGCCGGGGTGCAGTACATCCCGCTCTACCTGCACCCGCCCGCCGACGAAGTGCAGCGGCTGCGGGATGCGCTCAAGCCGTTCGCCGAGATCGACCTGACCACGAATCAGGCGGTGGATGCGTTCGACGTTCTGCGTGCGCGCCGCGCGTTGAATGGGGACAAGATATGAAGATGGCGAAGGCTAGCAAAGCCGATCTCGACATGGCGATGGACGTATGCAGCGCACTCGATGCCATCTCGTCGCACTGGCCGACGATGCCTGGATCGGAAGGCGACGAGTACTTCGACGCCGACAACCCGGAGCACTGCGTCCGGGCGATCGCGCACCTGATCGAGACCATGAAGCGCGGCAGCCTGTCGCGCGTCGTGTGGGGCTGCGTGACGATGCTCGACCCGCGCAATGGGCTGGTGGCCCCGGACGCCGACACGATCGAGCGCAACCCGAAGGATGCGCAGGACTCGGCACGCTGGCGATATGTCGCCCCGCAATACTCGGACGCGCTGATTGCGAAGATCGACGCGGCTATCAAGGCGCAGGGAGAGCGGGGATGACCTTCCACGTCCCCGAGAAGCTGCGCGTCACCACCGGCCGCATGGCCAGCGATGCCCGGTTCGGCAACAACGGCGCCTTCATGCTCCCGGCCAAGCCCGGCCAGGCGCGACTGGCCGTGATCGCATCCGAAGGCGAAGGCTGGGAGCACGTCAGCGTGTCCACCAGCTTTCGTTGCCCGACCTGGGAGGAGATGTGCGCGGTCAAGGCGATGTTCTGGGATACCGAGGACTGCGTGGTGCAGTACCACCCGCCGGCCAGCGACTACGTCAACCACCACCCCTACTGCCTGCACCTGTGGCGGCCCATTGGCGTGACGATGCCGGCGCCGCCCAGCTGGATGGTGGGCGGGGAGATCAAGGAGGCCAGTGATGCCTGAGCAGACCTGCGGGGCGTGCAAGCACTGGCGAATTCCACGGCGCGGACGCACGCACGGCGAATGCAAGGCACCACTGCCGGATGCGGTCGTTGACGTGCTGAAGGACATTTCGTTCGGCATTCGGGCCGGCAGCGGTGCAACGTGTCCGTGCTTCGAGCGCAAGGAGGCCGGCGATGCCCCTTCCCTATGAGAACGCCACCAGCGGCGAGCGGGCCGTCCAGGATGTCCAGAAAATCCTGCGCGCGTTCGGCTGCGACAAATTCGGCCATATGACCGACGCCCGCGCCGGCGAGGTGCTGCTGCAGTTCGAGTACCGCGGCCGGCAGGTATCGGCCCGGGCGTCGGTGAACGGGTATGCCCAGGCCTGGCTGAAGGAGCACCCGTACACCAGCCGGACCAGGGGCTCACAGGCCGACCACCGGAAGAAGGCCGACGCCATCGCCCAGGTGGCGGTGTACTCGATCCTGCGCGACTGGATCAAGGGCCAGATCATGGCCATCGAGACGGGCGTGCTGAGCTTCGAGGGCGCGTTCCTTGGCCAGATCATGCTGGGCAACGGCAAGACGATCCTCGAGCATGCGACGGCATCGAACCTGCTGGCCTCGCCGGCGCAACAGGAGGCGAAATGACACCGCTCTACATCTTCGACCTCGACGGCACGCTGGCGCTGATCGACCACCGCCGCCATTTCCTCGACGATAAGGCTGATCCGAAGCGGTGGCAAAAGTTCTTTGCGGCCTGCGTTGACGATCAGCCAAACGAGCCTGTCATCCGCACGCTGCAAGCCCTGCGCCGATCTGGCGCTGAGTGCTGGATCTGGTCGGGCCGTAGCGATGAGGTCCGTTCGCAAACGGTCGAATGGCTGTGCCGCCACGGGTGCTTCGGCAAACCGAGCAATACGCTGCCGTGGTGGCCGTTTGGAGCGCCGGAACGCTTTCGTATGCGCAGGGCTGGCGACTTCACTCCGGACGAAGTGCTAAAGCGTGGATGGCTTTCCGAGATTGAGCCGCCGGAATATGCGCGACTGACTGGGGTGTTCGACGACCGCGACAAGGTGGTCGCCATGTGGCGCGCGGCCGGCGTGCCGTGCTTCCAAGTCGCACCGGGAGGGTTCTAATGACCAATGACCAGCGGTGCGGGCTGTGCAGGCACTGGAAGCAATTCAAGACAGTGCGGCAGACCGGCATGTGCGAATTCCCGGTCCCGTCTTCTGTCACCAGAAAAGACGAATTCATGGACGCAAGCGACGGCGCCGACTGCCCGCGCAGCCTCGACCATGATCCGCCCCATCCCAGCCCGCGTGGCGGCCTGATCCCGCTGATCAGCTTCGATCCACCGGGCCACGGCTCGCAATGTCGCCGGGATAAATCGTCGCTCGACATGGCCATTGGCCACCTCCCGCAACAGCCGAGCGGCTGACTCAGCAGTCAGGCAGCGGATCTGGCGCGGGCGCACTGGCCACCGCCTCGAGCATGACCACATCGCCACGGCAGATCGCGCCGTCTGCGCCGATGTAGGCCGCAGCCGGCGCCACACGGACGCCGGTCACCTCGAGCGACACGCCAAGCTCGGGCACGAACAGCACCAGCGGCACGTCGAGCGGGCTGTGGCGCAGCTTGAACAGCGCGTCGATGGTTCTCATCGGTTCCACCGAATCAGGCGCGCCACGGCCGGCGCGACCAGCGCCCCGAGCGCAATCAGTCCGATCAGACCGATCGCGCCCCAAAACATGGCCTCCCACACCTGGGCCAGCCACGGCGTCGGGTCGAACCAGATGGGGGGCATGTCAGGCCAACAGCGCCTTGATCGCCGCGTACTTGGCTGCGAACTCGGGGTCTTTGGCCGCAGCGCTGGCTGCGCCCATCTTGAACAGAACGCCCTTCACGGCCTCGACGACGACATGCTGTGCAATGACGGCATTCGTTTGGTCCATGCTGGTCGATTCGGTCAGTTGGCGGGTCCAGGGCTTGCCGTTCTTCATGATTCGGACGCCGATCTCGAGTTCGAAACTGTCGGCGGGTTGGGTAACGTCGTTCATGAGAAATTCCTTCACAGAAGGTCAAAAAAACGGCCCCCGAAGGGGCCGCGGAATCACCGGCGGATGCCGGAGAGGAGACGGGTTACTCGATGGGCACGTTGTCGGTGGCCACGAGCACAGCGCGCAGTTGCGACTTGCACGCCGCGAATGAGTCGCGAGCCAGCCTCAGCGCACCTGCTGCGGCGAGTTCGCTGGTGCCAGGTCCGTCGGCACTGGCGGCAGGTCCGGCGGCAGGCGCCGCAGTTCCGGGGGCAGCGGCGCTGGCCGGATCACGATGGGTGGACTCTCGGATCGGGGTGGCAGCGTTGAGCAGCCCAGCGACAGAGCCGCTGAAACACTGACGAGTAGCAGACGCACGGGCGCGTAGTTCACGGGTTGTCCTTTCGGTGTTGGCGACCATCTGAGCGCGCATGGCTGCGACTTCCTCGGCCGCTTTGTCAGCGAGAATCCGGCCCTTTTCGCGCTGCGCGTTCGCCTGGCGCTCGGCTTCCATGCGAGCCGATTCGATCTCGGCTTTCTCGGCGACACACGACAGGTCGCGCTCTTTGTAGCCCTTGGCGTGCGCGGTCGTGTTCAGCCGCCACGCGCCGCCGGCCAGGAGCACGGCAGCGACAATCAGGGCGATTAGGTAGGGCATTGGGGCCTCACAGGATCAGGAAAGCCGCGAACGCCGCAGCAAGCGTGCAGGCCGCGCCGATCAGCACGCCGCGCCACAGCGCCTCGCGCCTGGCCAGGTCAATCATGCGGTCGGCAATGTCGGCCGGGATCAGCCGCGCCTCGCTCATGCCGGTTCACCCAGGCACACGGCGCGTTCCTTCGCCCGGCGTTTCGTCAGCCCAGGCAGGGCCACCATCACGCCGCCGACTCGCGCCTTGTCCCATCGCAGGAGTTCGTTGCACGCGCCGATCACGTCGCCGGCCGCGAGCTTGCGCGCGAGCGTGGACGCGTCGGTATCGCAAACGATTCGCTCGCCGACATTGAACGCAGCATCAGCGAACGCGGCGAGCTGATGCGCGGGCAGGCCGGGCGCGCACTGCTCAACCGCCACAACAGCGGCCCACATATCGGCATCGAGCCGGGCCTTGCACTCGTCCAGCGTGGCGAATTGGCCCATGCGCACATTCGACGTTGATCCGAAGCAGATGGTGACGACCTGGGCAACATCTCTATAGGCCCATTGCCGCAATCCCTCGGCCGGAATCGCCAGCGCCGTGGCGAGCGCCATCGCGCTGACTGCCCGCTGATTGCGCGTCATCATCACTGGATGTCCTTTTGCGCCATCAGCCGCGCCGCAAACGCCCCGCCGATCACCGCGAAGATCAGCGCCATCCGAGCCCAGACGGGCAGCGGAAGCCAGTCAGCACCGACAGTGCTCAGCACAGCCTCGCAGCCCGTCAGGAACGCCGCCAGTGCCATCAGGCGCACGCTCCACGCGCGGCGCAGCAGCAGCCGCCAGTCGGTGCGCAGGCTCATCTAGCGCACCCGGCTTTCGATCAGCTTGTCAATCTTGCGGGACAGTTCGCGGATGTCGTCGCGCATCTCTGCGGTATAGCGTCGAGCCTCGGCGTTTTGGGCAACGTCAACATGCTCCTGCCGCGCAGCAGACGCCTCGACTAGCGCGATGCGTTGTTCAATTTCGCTACCCCAGGTGAAGATCGCCGCCGCCAGCATCAGGGTTGCGATGATGTGGCTGATGTTGACTTTCTTGTCGAGGTGCCACGCCCCGTCGTCGCGTCCGTTCGGGGCGGGCATTACAGGCTCACCCACTTGCGGATCATCTCGGCCCGCCCGAGCACTAGCCCCGCCCGCTGGCACTCGGCCACCAGTTCGGCACGCATGCGCGGGTCGATGTCCTCTGCGCAGTAGCCGCCGGTCGACTGGATGACGAGCTCGGCCTCGTGCGCGAACTGCGTCGGGTTGGCGATCGCCACCGCGATGATCTTGTTGTTGCCGGTCGAGTGCCGCGCGATCAGCACCACGCCGGCCCGGTCATAGACGCGCCCGAGTTCGGCGCGCCATGCGAATCGCTGGTCGACCGATTGAACCTGGCCGCCTGGCAGCGGATAGGGCGGGAAGTGCATCGGGTAGCGGCTGGACAAGAATTCCGCGATCTCGTCGAACGCTTCGAAACTGCGCGCGCCGGCGCGATTGATGGTGACGACCTCGACAGAGCCTGGCCAGGTGATCGAGACGGATTGCATTGCGTCGCTCCTACTGTTGACGGTATTCGGGCGGCATCTGCAGCCGGTCCATCTCGCTGTGGTAGGCCCGTTCGCAGTGGCCCTGGGCCGGGCGGAACCCGGTCTTGTACTGAATCCAGGCGTCTTGCCACAGGAACAGCCAGTCGGCGATCGCCCAGGTGATGCGCCACTGATCCCATGCGCCGCGGGCCATCGCCTTGCTGCCCAGACGGAACGAGCGGGCGCTGATGGTCTCGTCGGCATAGCCGCCCAGGACGGCATTCACGACCTGATCCAGCGCGCAGAACACCTCATGACCCCAGGAGCGGCTCACAGCGCACTCGCCGCGATGAACAGGGCATCGGTCTGTTCTTCGGTCAGTCCCAGCTGCGGGGCAAGGACCGACACGAAGCTGTTGTGCCGCTGGACCGCACCGGAGTATTCCCACTCGATGCGCGCGTTGGTCTTGGCAGGCTCTTCCAGGGCTTCGATGGCGGCCTCCACGCCGGCCAGGAGGCCGGCGGCATGCAGCGCAAGGCGCGCCTGGCGCATGGTCACTTCGGCAGGCACGACGGGCGCTGGCTGCGGCTCTGGCTCGACGTCCTGGCCACTCACGATCCAACCGGCGCTGACCGGGTGCCCGTCCTCGAACGTGAGCACGGCATCCCAATCGGGCGTCACCGCATCGACGTAGCCTTGGTCGGCGGTGGTCGCAATCACGACCACGCCATTGCGCACGAGCGCGACCTTCATACGATTCCCCAGATGTCGAAGTACCCGCCGGTTCCAGCCCCGCCAGCGCCGGACGTGTAGCCGGTGTCGACCGCGCCGCCTCCACCACCACCGGACCCATACCCAGCACCGGCAGCACCATTGCCGGCGTTGTTGCCGGTCGCGGCCGACCCGCCGCCGCCGCCGCCGTCTGTGGGTGTCGAGCCGTGACTGCCGGCGACCGTGTTCCCAACGGCAGCCCCCGCCGCGCCGCCGCCGCCCCTCGGATAATTGCCGCGCAAGCCGCCCGCAGACCCCTGGTAGCCGTATGCAACACCGGCTTGTCGGCCACCACCACCACCGCCGCCGGCACCGCCCATCGGGGGCGATCCGCCATCGGTTGTTCCAGGTGTCGAGCCGTTTGCATAAGCGCCGATCCCGGTCGCCCCTCCGATGTAGCCGGGTGCACCAGACCCAAGGTCTGCAGTCACGATCCCGCCGGGGTACTGGGTGCTTCCAAACGCGGCAGCCGTAGCGCCGCCGGCCGATGCACGAGTGATGGATGACCACGCAATCGTCGACGCGCTGCCGCTGCCGCCCGACTGCGGATTGCCGTCGGTCGTTCGCCCTGCCACACCGGACCCGCCGTCACCCTTCGTGAGCGTGATCGTGGTTCCGGCCGCCGGGGCCTCGATGGTGCCGGTGTGACGACCTCCACCAGGGCCGCCGCCCCCGCCGTAGGTGACCGACGCAGCCGCGCCCCTGCCGCCGTTCTGTCCCCCTGCCCCGCCGCCATGCAGGTCGAAGCCCAGCCGGGTGTACCCAGGGGGCATCGGGATCGTGGTCGACGTGGTGCCGAAGAGCCGGAACGGATTGAGCACCACCGAGTCGAAGGTGCTCGACGTGCGGCAGAAGAACCGGCGATGCTCGCCGGGCATCATCGTGTAGGTGGTCAGCCCGTCGATGGTGTCGGAACCGGAGCGCACCAGGGTGACGATGCCGGTGCCCGAGTTCTTGACCTCGCACCACCAACTGGTGCCCAGCGTCGAGGCGGCTGTGAACGTCAGGTTGAAGGTGCCGGAACAGTCGATCAGGTTGCCTTGGTCGCCGGCCACCAGCGTGTAGCCGGCCACCTTGGCGCTGCGCGCCTGCGCGTAGTTGGGACCGGTGGCGCCGGTCGCGCCGCGAATGCCGGCCACCGCGATTTTCCAGTCCGCCAGCGTCCCCGATCCGCCGACCGCCTGGACGTCGACCGTCAGCGACGTACTCGCGTACGCGGTGACCACCCCGTACATGTAGTTCGCCGGGTTGGCTGTGCTGTAGATCAGCAGCCACACGCCGACCGTGAACTGTTTCGATGCCTGGGTGGTGAACGCCTTCGAGCCGGTGCCGATGGTCACTGAGGTGCTGCTGGTGCCATTCAGCGCGGCCGCATAGTTCTGCGCCGACGTGGCCGCCGCGCTGGCCGTGGCCGCGTCAGTCGCAGCGTCCGCCACGTCGACGAGAACGTCCGACAGCATCGGCAGCAGGTGCGTGCGGTGCCCGCCGTTCTGCATGTCCTTCGCAGCGGTTCCGTCGTCCGAATAGGTGTTGCCGTTGGCGATAACCTGGGTCACAGCAGCTCTTTCAGTTCGAACGCGGCCGATCGAATCGACAGCCGCGGGTATTCGATCGGGCTCAGTTCGCGCAGGCGGCCGAGAAAGCCGCGGCGCTGACAGGCGTCGAGGTCTGCCGGGTCTGGCACATAGAGCACCTCGCCCGTCGTGCCGAGCCGGCGCTGCAGTTCGAACGCGCGCTTGAAGTCCTCGTTGTCGAGCCATTCGAGCGCGAACCGGGCCGCCCGATACCGCTGGCGCACGTCGAAGAACTCGGCGCCGCTGATTGCCGCCTCGATGCCAGACGGGTCGGCCCAGCCATCCGACAGGCCGAAGCTCGCATTGGTGACAGGCTCGAGCCCGCCGCCGATGAACGGGCGCGCGATCTGCACATAGCCATCCGGGTTTGTCGTGTCGTCGATCTCGATCGTGACGTAGCGCGCCGAGTAGTAGGCGTCAAACGGCCAGACGACGTTAAACGGGTGGCGCACATACTCATCGTCGGCAATGCCCGCCCACCAGTTGTCGGCTTCCCATTCGAGCATTTCGCTATCGAACACCATCGCCCAGGCGCCCTGCCAGCCGCTGTCGTAGACCTGAGATCCGCCGCTCGAGGTGCCCAGCGTGATGCGCCAGGTGGCATCGATCGAGAGGTTGTGATTCACCAGAGCCACAACTCGCAGCGAGCGCGACTGGCCCAAGTCGGCCAGGAACTTCGTGTCGGCGGTCGCGTCAGTCGTCGACCGGGCCACCGACGACATGCGCCGGTTTTGCAGGTTTGCCAGCGTCAGACCGGCGCGCCACGATCCGCCGGTGAGCGTTGCATCGTCGATGCGGTTCGGCCAGCCAAGAATCAGATTCGACACGCTACCCCCAGAGCCCGAACGTCATGCGACGGGTGCGTAGATTGATGGTCAGAGACACGACGACGAACACCTTGCCGGCATCGAACCCGAGCCGGGCGAGCTGCACCTCGACGAACGATCCCAGGTCGAGCGCCAGCGTGTCGGTCGACATCGCGGCATCGATCACAATGAGGTCGCGGTCCTCTTTGAACAGGTTCAGCACCCGCGTTGCTTCGGTGCTGGGCGCCGTGAACGTGGCGAGGTTCAGGCCGTAGCTGTCGCGCTCGATCGTGATGGCGCGCGGATGCTTGTCGAGGATCGCGCTGTCGGCCGATTCGGTCTGGAAATACTCGGTGCGCAAGGCGTCAAGTGCGGCCGCCGACAGCGTTCCCGAGAGCGCACCGGACATCGTTCGCCAGTTCTTGCGCCAGTTCAGCCGCACGCGCCAGGCCGGCACCTCGAACCCTGGCGGGGTGCTGCGATCGATCGCCAGGATGTTGTGCCGGTCGAAGGTGAATGCCGGCGTCTCGCCGCTCGGATCGGTCAGTTGCGCGATCTCGAAAACACCGGCGCGCGTCCATCCAAAGTACAGGCCCGCGCCCTCTGCGATGCGCGCCATCGCCTGCAGGAATGTCGTCCCGTCGCCTGGGCTGTAGTAGCCCGCGGTGAGCCCGAGCGTCGACACCGTGCTGATGTCGGCTGGGTCGACCCCCGCGTCGAGCGCCATGTTCTCGATGATCTTCGACGACACCGAGCCCGTCGCGTCGTGAAATTTACGGTCGGCGGTGCATTCGTAGACCGTCGACGAGCCCAGCCGGAAGAGCCCGCCGGCCGCGTAGTGCCGCACCTGGCCAGCGCTCGGGGCCGTGGCGATCAGGTCGGCCAGCGTGGCATAGGCCGCGCCGTTGCTCTGCACCTCGCCATTCAGCCGGACGTACTGGTCGATCGTGCTGGACTCATAGGCCGAGCCCATCTGATAGATCTGGTTCGTCGGGTCCACCAGTACCGGGTGGGCATTGAACACGTGCCCATACCCGGTCGGCTTGAACCGCCCCGCCATTGTGGTCGTGCCATCCACTCCGCCCGAGCCGCCGTAGGTCTCGGTGCACATCGGAATGGCGAACTCGTCCAGGCGATCGCGCAGCACCACGCGCACGAAGCGCAGCGACATATCGAGCCGCAGCATCCGCGCCCGGAAGATCTCGGTGAACCCGGACGGGTAGGCCGAGCCCTCGTCGCCGTAGGACAGGACGATCTCCTGGCCGTCCACGCCGTAGGTGCGCCATGCGTCGAGCCGGCCGTCGCCGTTTCCCAACTCGATCGCGCCGAATCCAGCGCGCACTGGGCCGCCGACCGCCTGGCCGGCGAACATCTCGCGCGTGAACTCGCCGGCCGACCGCAGCCGGTTTTCGCATTCGGTCTCGGCCGGCGTGTCGCTTGGGCCGGTCGTGAACCCCGGGCCGTCGCAAAACAGGACGGTGGTCGTCGCGCCGATCGCGTCGGTGACCAAGGTCAGCTTGGCAACGATCATGCGACAGCCGCCGGCGCGGCACTGGACAGGGTGGCGATGATGCTGATTCGCTCAAACGCCGAGCGGGTCAACTGCAACTGTTCGATGATCTTCGTGTTCGCCAGCGCCTGGGCATTGCCGAACGAGCGCTGGTCATCGCGCTGCTCGCGCGCCACCTCGAGCAGCGTTTCTTGCGACCGGCTGATCGTCGCGGTCGACGTAGCGGTCGCCGTGCTGGACGCCAGCAGGTCCGCCGCTGGGTCGCCCGATTCGCCGACCTTGCGCGGCTCGCGCTTGTCGATCATGCCGCCCCTGCCCGGCCCGATCCCGTCAGGCGAGCCGATCAGCGCCGGGTCGTACCCGGTCAGCGCAGTGAATCCGTCCAGCGAGGTTGGCGGGCCATCGCCGCCGGTGAGCATGCGCGGATCGTAGCCGGTCAGCGGCGTGAAGCCGTCCAGCGCGTTCGGTGTGACAGAGCCGCGGCCTGGCCCCATCGCGTTGCGCTCGGCGATCTGCGCATCAGTCAGGATCGGCTGCCAGGCGGCCTCGGCGGCCACCAGATCCTTGGCCTGCTTGATGATCGCGTCCATGCTCGCGGACGTGACGGACGACAGATCAACGCCGGCAATGAAGTCGCGCACGGACGCCGGCAGGTTGGACGCCTTCAGCCCGGCCAGGATTAGCTTGGCGGTCTCGTCGCCGAGCCCGGCCTGCAGCGCAGCGTCGTCGCGCCCGATGTCGCGCCCGGCCGTGTTGTCGTAGATGCTGCGCCCGGTGGAGTCGCGCAGGAATGAGGCAATCCGGTTGCCGGCGGTGCCTTGCGGGTCTGAATCGAACCCCAGGCCCAGCGACAGGCCGGCGGACGATCCGCCGAGTTGAGTGGCGAGGTCCGTAATGCCGGCCAGGGCGGACTGGCCGAGCTGGCTGGTCTCACTGTCGGCGCCGCTCGGGGTGAACAGGCGCTCGCCGGTGGTGCTGAAGCTGCCGCCAGTTTTCGGGCCGCCGCGCTTCTTGCCCAGGATACCCAACAGCGCGACGCCGCCGGCCAGGGCCCAGCCCCAGCCGGGGATTGCGCCGAGCGTGGACACCAGCGACGAACCAGCCCCGGTCAGCCCGACGCCGACGCCGCCCACGGTCTCAGACAGGCCGAGCATGGTGCCCAGGCCGCTCGTGGCGAACGTTGTCGCAGCGCCGCCCACGCCGGTACCGGCGCCGAACAGGCTCGCCAGGCCACCGCCGCCCGACAGCAGGTTGCCGATTCCGCCGAGCGTACTCGCGCCGTTGGCAACGCCAGCCACGCCGCCGGTGGACGCCCCCGCCGTGCCAGCCGTCCCCAGCCCAAGCAGCGACATCAGCGAGCCGGCCGCGTTCTGCGCGATTGGCTGAATGATCGGCTTGAGGATCAGCGTCTTGAACAGGTTCTTGAGCGTGTCGGCCATATTCTTGCCGAAGTCCTTCCCGCTCTCGAAGCCGCGCATCAGCGCGTCCGTCAGGCTGTTGCCGATGTCGGTCGCCTGCTTGTCCCAGGCTTCTTTCGCCTTTGTGGCCTCGTCCTGAATCGCGGTTAGGCGCGCGCCCTTTCGGATCTCGTCTGCGTTCGCGCGGTAGGTCTTCGTGAGCTTCACCAGCGCGTCATACTCTTCGCCCAGGCCGCCCACCATCGCGAGCTGGTCGATGCGCTGCTCGATGAGCGCGGCCTTTTCGTCCCAGCGTTGCGCGGTGAGGTTGCCGAGCGCTTCTTTTGACAGGCCGATCTGTGCGGTCTCGTCCTTCGAGGTCTGCAGCGCCTTGTCAGCTTCGGACTGCTGGGCGGTGAGCGCCGCGGACTCGGCGTTGCGCATCTTCGACAACTCGGCCAGCACGGCCATGCGCTCTTTCTCGGCCTGTTTGAGCTTGTCGGTCTCGTCCTTCTGCGCCTTCACCGCGTCTTTGCTCACCTGCTGATCGGCGGCCAGGTTCTTGATCGCCGCGGCGTATTGCTCGGTGGTGATGCGGCCGGTTTTCTGCAGCGTTTCGAGTTCGCGGACCTTGGTGCTGTAGTCCTTCGAAATGCCGAGCGCGTCGAAATAGGCGTCGTTCAGCTTCTTGGCCTGGGTCTCGGCTTCTTTTTCCGCCTTGGTGCGCGCCGAAATCGCGTCCTTCACGCCACCCTGCTCGAGGGTCAGTTTCTTCACCTGCGCGACGTACTCGGTCTCGCTGATGATGCCCTTCTCGCGGGCCGCCTGAAGCATGGTCAGGTTGGCCTGGTAGTCCTTGCTCTGACCGGACAGCGACTGATTCAGCGCGGTGTACTTGTTGCGCAGGTCATCGACGGCCTTGATCTCGGCCTGCATCGCAATGACGCGCGAATCGCTCTGAGCGCCCACGCGGCCATCGCCGCCCTCCTTGGCTCGCTGAGTGCGCAACGCCTCGAGGTCTGCTTTGGCCTGTGCGAGTTCGTTCTCGAACCCCGGGCCGCCAGCGTTCAACTTCGAGAACCGATCGAACCGCTCTTGCGCAGTGCCGGCCGCGCCGCGGCTGATCGGCCCGCTGAGCGGGTTCGCCACGTCGAACAGAATCTTGTACCAGGGCTGGCCCTTCATGAGCTGAAACTGCTCATTGATGCCGGCAAACCCCTTTGCCATAGCCCCAAGAGCGCCGCCAATTGCTTGGCCAAGGCCCCCCTCGGCGACCGTTTTTACCAAGTCGCCGAACTCGTTTTTCAGCCGGTTCATCTCGCGCGCCGCCGTCCCCGCTGCATCAGCCGACGCCTGGCCGAGTTCTTTTTCCAGTTGTTTGGCGAACTTCGGCAGGAAGTCCTCGGCGATCACCTGGCCGGCCTCGAGCATCTTGCCGAGTTCGGACGTGCTCACGCCCATCGCGCGGGCGGCGATCTGGAAGGCGCCCGGCAGACGCTCGCCAAGCTGGCCGCGCAGTTCCTCAGCCTGGACCGTGCCCTTGCTCATCATCTGCGAGACGGCCAGCAGCGCGCCGTCGGCCTCGGATGACGACAGGCCCAGGGTGGTGGCCGCCTTGCTGACGGCGGTGAAGATGTCGCGGGTGGCCTGGCCTTCCAGAGACGTGCCGCGCGCCGACGCCGAGAGCTTCAGGTACGAGCCCGACACGGACTCAAGGTCGAGGCCGAGCTGGCGTGCGGTGCTGCGCACGAATTCCATCTCGCGGCCAACCGAATCGGCGCCGCTGATGGCGGTGAACGCGGCTTTGAACTTGACGGCCGACGCCTCGGCTTCGATCAGCGCCTTGCCGACTTGCTGGATGGATGCAATCGCCCCGCCGACGCTCAGGCCAACGCCCAGCGCCCCCAGGGCGTCGCGCGCCGTGTTGGCCGCCTTCTGCATGTCGCCGGCGGCGCCCGTAACGACAGAGCGCGCCTGCTGCATGTCGGACTGCAGCCGCGAGATGTTCGCAGCCATGTCGATCAGCAGGGTGCCGACTGTCGTTGCCATTACGTCCCCTTGTTCTGTGCCTGCTGCGACTTCGCCTGTTTCGCGAATGCAGCCATCGCCACGCCATCAAGGGCGCGGATCGTGTCCAATTCCCACGGCGTGAGCGTGTTGCCGCTCACCTGCTGCCACGCGGCGATGTCCTGCCAGGTGATCGCGTTCGGTGTGTAGCCGTTCGAGCCCCGCGCGTCGTGCATCGCGCAGAACGCATTCCAGAGCGGCTCAGCCAGCCGCGGCATGGGCTCTGTGCGCAGTTGCTCGATCGCCTCTGCGTCGCCCTGCTTTGCGGCTGCCGTCAGGTGCTCGCGCTCGGTGGCACCGTCCGCGCGCCGGTGCGAAAGCCGAAATTGCGACTCCGCGTACTCGCTCAGACGCTCGCGGAGTCCTCGATAAAACGGGTCTGCTCAGCGAGCGCCTCCGTCAGTTGACGCACAACCCAGCCCTCGCGCGGGTCCGAGAACCACTTGCGCGCCGCCGCCGGCGTGTAGTCCACATCGGCGCCCGTCCACCCCAGAACCGACGAGACGGCATCTTCGATGCGCTGCTCGGCCTGTTCCTCGAACGAAGGCAGATCGACGCGGCCATCTCGCTGGAACACCTTCTGCGCACGCGCCACGCGGGCCGATTGCAGGGACTGACGAACCGCGTGCGACGGGCCGGCCAGGGTGAAAATCACGCCCAGGCCCTCGCCGGTCTTGGGGTGCTTGAGTTCGTAGGTTGCCGATTCGAGCTCGACGATCGATCCGATTTTGTACATGAGGCCTCGCAGGAGATGAGATCCACGGACACCGCCCGGCGCGCCCCTGCGAGGAGGCGACACCGTGCGGGCCGTGGCGGGTGACGGACGGGCCGGGCTTACGCCTGGCTGTCCTGAATGACGAGCGTCGACTGCTCGGAACTCGTGCCAGCGCCGCCGGCCGAGTTGTAGAGAGCGGTGAACGAGAGGGTCTGAGAGAGGTTCTTCTCGCCGTCGTCGATGTCGGCGCTGCCCAGCTTCACGCGGGGCAGGACGAACGACACGAAGTCGGCAGCGGCCGTGCTCGCGGTGGTGAACGCCGCGGCGATCGCGAACTCGGTCTCATCGTCGAAGAGGTCGAAGTACGTAAGATCCTCGAACAGCGCGGTGAGCTGGCCCGTGACGCGCACGCGGCCTTCCGCGATATCCGAGTAGCTGTTCGAACCGACCACGGGCACGGCCGACATTCCGCCTGCGATGTTGATCGTCAGGCCGGTGATGGTGGCCACCTTCGCGCCGTTCAGCGTCACAACGCCATTGACCGCCGCAACGACGCCGGTGGTGGTGGCCGCCGTCGGGCTGGTGAAATAGGCCGACGTGTCGGTGGTCACGTCCTTGCCCATGATCCCGAACTCGATCGTCGAGATGCCGGTGGGAGGAAGACTGATCGCGACGCTGTTGATCTTGCAGCCGGTGAACTGCATGCTCTTCGTGATGTCGCTGTGGTAGTGCTCGATCGTGAACGACGGGTCGGTGTGGCTGGTCGTCGGGGTGTAGGCTTTCTTGCCGACCACGGTCAGCGTGCACGACGCGATCGGCCCCTCGGCAGTCATCGCCAGGCCGTTCATCACGTAGACGGTCAGCGTCAGCGCGACAGCCGACAAGACGATCGCGTTTTTGTTCAGGTTCGCCGCGTTCACCGAGCCGGCGGTGATCCGCACGACATCGCCCGCCTTCACGCCATCAGTCAGGAACGAGCCCGAGCCGCGAACGATCGTGTAGTTGGTGCCGCTGGTGGCAAACGTGAGCGACAGGCCAGTGATGGCGGACACGGCCGCGAACGCCTTGCGCACCGCGGCAGAAAGGAAGTCCTCCCAGGTGCCGGGCGAGAGTTCACCGCTGATCGAGCCCTCCACCGAGCGCACGCCGTGGCGGAAATCGGCCACCTGGTAGTGGTCGACGATCTCGTTCGATTCGTAGGTCTGTTTCTTCAGCGAGAGCGTCGAAGTGACGCGCCGCAGACGCTGCGCACCAGAGGCGCCGGCAAGCGTGCCCCAGGTCGATTCAGCCTTGTAGAGCAGTTGCTTTGCTACGCCGGTCGCGAATGCCATGTTGGCCCCTTAAAATGCAAAAAGCCCGCTCGCGGCGGGCTCGGTGGTGATGTGGTTGGGTGCTACTGCGTTTCGATGTAGGTCACGACGACATCGATCGACTGCGCGTAGGCCTGCAGTTCAGGATCGAAGTCGTCGGCGCCGTCGATGTCGCGGATGATCGAGACGACCTCGACCCCGCCATGCGTTCCGTACTGATAGAGCAGCGCCTCGCGCGCCGCGTCGAGAATCTCGGCGCACGAGCCGAACGAGTCGGCCAGCGCGGTGATCTGGATGCGCGCCTGCACCAGCGCGCGCCCCTGCCCGTCGATCTGCCCAGGCTCAACGCCCGAGATGCGCTGATAGACCAGAGCCGGCAATGTCTTGTCCTGCGGCAGCACCGTGGGGTAAATGCGGGTCGAGACGAGCCCTGTCACTGTCGCGTCGCCAGAGAGCAGCGCGTATGCCGCTTTCCTCGCGCCCACGTCAGCGGCCCGCCTTCAACTTTTCGATCTCGCGCGGGGTGCGCGCCTCGATATAGGCCCGCATCGCCTCGACCGCATCGCCCTGCTTGCCGTCGATGGCCGGGCGCATGAACGGGCGCTGACGGGCGCCGGGGTGGTCGACCGACTTCACCAGCCGGCCGCCGAAGCTCAGCATCCCGCCCTTCTTGGCCGCGATCTTGTGGCCGGCCGTGCCGAACTCGACCATGTGCGCGTAGAAGGCGATCTTGTCGCCGGCCCGCACGCGCGAGTACACGCGGCCCTTCTTGATACCGGTGGACACTTTGATCGATCGGCGCAGCGCCCCAGACTTCACCGGGACGTTCTGCTTTGCCGCGTTCTGCAGGACAACTGCGCCAGCGCGCAGGCCGCCTCGGACAACGGTCCCCTCGAGCCGCGCCGGCAGTTCTTTCAGCAGGCGATCGAGTTCGGCGAGGCCCTGAACCTGGGTGATCTCGCTCATGCTGTCGCCTCGTTGATGTCGACGCACATCACGTCGAGTTGCTCATCGTTGCCGCGCTTCAGAATCGCCTGAATCTGCAGCGTTCGGCCCTCGTGCGTGATCCGCATCCAGGGCAGCACGTCCTCGCGGTAACGCATGACGACGCGCACCGCCCGCACCGCGCGGGTCTGATCGACGCCGTACTGGTTCTCGATGAACTCGCGCCCGCCGATCGACTCGACAGACGCCCACACGGTCGCCAGCGTTGACCAGGTGATGACCTCGGCCCCGTAGGCGTCGCGCGTGGCGCTCTTGGTCTGGATCACGACGCGATCGCGCATCCGGCCAGCGGCGAGCGTCATGCCGACCACACCCGGTAGCGGTCCAGCAGCCGGTCGAGAAAATCGATCGTCTTGGGCACGCGATCGGCCTGCGCCGTGCTCTCGCGGTTCGCGTAGCACGTGCCCAGGGCGGCCAGGATGTAGGCCTTGATCGGCGTCGGGATCAGCGCCGCCGAGTAGCCTGCGGTAAACGTCACCCGCACCGCGTTCGCGATGTCGTAGGTGCCCGGCCAGGTCGTGCCGTAGGCCGGCAGCACCCAGGCGGGCTCCTGCGCGTCGTCGACGTAGTAGTCCGCGCCGTCGAGCGTCACCAGCGTGCCGGTCGTGTCGTAGTACTGGATCGACGAGATCGCAGTCAGCGGGGGGCGCGGAATCTCGATCCCGTCGCACGGGAAAGCGTCGAGGTACAAGCAGAACGTGGCCGGCGCCAGCGCCCGCTCGGTCAGATGCTCGGCATGCTCGCGGATCGCACTGATCCACATCGTGATGAGGTCGTCGTCCGCCGATAGGTCCACCCGCTGATGCAGTTTGGCCTCGGTGAGCGTGACGGGCTCGACCGTCGGTGCCGTGACGACCTTCAGTCCCATGTGCTCGCCCCAATGCAAAAGGCCCGCAGAGCGCGGGCCTTGGTGTGGTTTGTTGCTGTTTCAGTTCCGGCGGCGGCCGGTCTGGATCTGCGCGCGGCGAGCCGAGAGTTGCATCTGCACGCCGTACCCGCCGCGTTTGCCGGTCAGTGCCGTGTTTCCGGTCAACATCGCCGACACCAACGCCGCCAGCGTCAGCGCCTCACTGATCGACACGCCCAGCGCTGCCGCGTTCGATGTCGCATCGGCCAGCGTCAGCGCATCGGTGGCCGTGGCCGCGTACTCGCCCGCCATTGCGGCCGACGTGGCATCAGCCAGGGTCAGTGCGTCGGTGGCAATGCAGATCGCCGCATACGCTGCGACGACCGAATCCGACAGGCTGAGCGCGTCCGTGGCGACCACGACGTAATCACCCGATGCGCTCGCGTTCAGCGTGTCGGCGAGCGTGAGCGCGTCAGATGCAGCAGCGCCGAGCGCGGCGACATTCGACGCAGCATCGGCCAGGGTCAACGCGTCGCTGGCGGTTGCGCTCAGGGCCGCGACGTTCGAGGCCGAGTCGGCTAGCGTCAAGGCGTCCGATCCGATCGCGGTGTAGTCGCCGCTCGCCGTCGCATTGAGCGTGTCGGCCAGCGTCAGCGCATCCGTCGCGGTCGCCGACAGGGCTGCTACGTTCGTCGCGCTGTCGGCCAGCGTCAGGGCGGCAGTGTCCGACGCCCCCAGCGCCGCGACGTTGGACGCACTATCGGCCAGCGTCATCGCCTCGGTGGCGACACCGGTGGCGGCGAATGACTGCGAGGCGCTGTCGGCCAGCGTTAGCGCGTCGGTGGCGGTGACGGGGTAATCGGTGGCGCCGCCGCTCGCGAACGGCACATAGATCTGCTCGGGCTCGAATAGCTGCCAGGGGTTCGCGTGGATCGCAAGCACTTCCGCTGTACTGCTGGCTAACGGGCGCAACGAAACCAATGCGACATCGATCTTTGCAAACCCACTGAAATTTCCGAAGTTCCGTTGCGCACCAATCGCCGGGCGGTATCCTGACGACACGTCAAACGCGGAAGTCGTTGCCGTTTCCGCAATAGCGCCATCGACGTACCACTGATAAATACCCGCCGAACTGCGCGTCAGCGTAACGATGTGGGGCTTGTCATCGGTACAAGAAGCGGTCAAGGACAGCAGGGTCGAAAACGCGGCGTTTGTGTTGACCGTCAGCAACCCTCCACTGATGTAGATCAGCCAGCCACCCGCAATTCCAGCATGATTGTTTCCAAGCAGCGTCCCGCCCGCAAAACCGGGCCGGGTTGAAAATAGGATCGTGACTGAAAAAGCCCCGGTTCCAAACGCCCCTGAACTCTCAGACAATTCGGTTACTGAGGTAGCCCCGTCATGCGACAAGGCAGAGACCGAACCAAACCGGCCAAACTGCGTGGCGCTAACGGTCGCTGTCGACGAATAGACGCTCTCTGCGGCACTAGGTGCCACAAGGACGTTCCGACTGTCCGTAGGCCGTACCGGCCCTTGCGGCTGCCGATCCCACTCAAGCTGACGAACAATCTCCGACACGTCCTACGCCACCGCTCCGCGCTGCGTGACCAGCCGCGCCCGCGCCGTGATCGCGCGCCCGCTTGAGTTGTTGACCGCGTGGATCTTCCCGCCCAGGGCCGCAAGGTTGTTCAGCGGGATCGTGCGCCGAGCGGGGTCTTCGCCGGGCGTATTGGTCGCGTAGGTGTCCAACGTGCACAGGTGCTGCGCATGCTCCACCGTATCGTAGTCGCTTCCGCTGTCACCAAGAATGTCGCCGCTCGTCCACAGGATGTAGAAACTCATCGTGTCGCCGCTGGCCGGCGTGCCGTTGTTGTCGGCCGAAAGCTGGATTGCGGCGGCCCAGTCGCTCGCATCGAAGGTGAACGCGTCCGATGTGCCGTTGCTTGCGCTGCTGACGCTCAGGCTAGATGCGGACGACCAGGTGATCTGTGTTTCTACTCGGCTCGATGCCATGTCAGACCTCCGCGCTCAGGACGTTCGACAGCAGATCGAGCGGGACGGGCGCCATCGTGCTCGACGCCGCGTCAAGCGCGTCACAGTGGGCGGCCGTGATGTTTGGCCCCTCAGGCAGAAGCGCGGCCATGGGGCCGGCTAGGGCTCGCAAGGCGCCACGCGTGGCAGGGTCGCCGATGTCGATGCCGTCGCCACCGGTGTCGAGGTCGGGTAGCAGTTCGGCAAGCCACCAGAGTTCGTCATACGCCGGATGCGCTTCGGGCAGGACCGACACCATTCCCGCGAAAGCACGCAGCGACTGGACGAAAATCCGGCCTTCGTGAGCGCCCAAGACCCGCCGGATGCCACGATAGGTCACCAGGTACTGGCGCGGCACCGCTGTTGCCGGCAGGGCCGCCTGGATCGCGCGGTCGACCGACACGTCGCCGGCGTGGCGGCGCTCGATGAGCCCAGCGAATTCAGGATCGGACGCGGCTCGCTCGGCGATCAGCTCCACAAGCTCAGATTGCTTCATGTCTCACTCATGCAGTGGCTGTATATCGGCATGTAAGGCTATGCCGTTGCGCTGTACGATATGCTCAACGTGTTCGTGCTGACCACCGCCTGGTCTCCGCCCGAGAACAGCCCGGCCGAGTACAGCGTGCCGCTGGTGTTGTCCTTCGTCGCGGAGGCTCCCGACCCCAGCACCAGGCCGACGCCCTTGGCCGTGCCGGTTCCGGTGATCGTGAACACCGGTGCGCTGGACGGGCTCTTGCTGCCGCTGCTCGCGCTGTTCCAACTCACGGTCGGCCGGCTGCCCGAGTAGGTCGGCGCATTCGTGCCGCCACCCTCGGTCCAACTCGTGTGCGACGACATGGTGTCGGCCGCGAGCGGGACGCCGGTGTACGAAACCGCGCCGATCAGGAACATGTACGGCCCGGTGACCGTGTACGCGCTGCCGGCCAATATGGTGTCGAGCGCCAGATTCTTGCCGACCGTTGTGACGAGGTTCGGGGCGTCGTCAGCCCACTTCACCTCGGTCATGTCGGACATGTAGGCCTCGAGGTCCGCCAGCTCGGCCATGAAACGGTCGAAGACCGGCAGCATGAACGCGGGCGCCAGCTTCAGCAGCCAGTCGCGCTTGGCACGCATCGCCAGCAGGCGCGGCCATTCGCGCAGGTACTCGGCCTGGTGGATCGCTTTGTAGCCGCGACACACGCCGTGATAGATGCCGGTCAGGTTCAGGCCGGCGGTGATGACCGCGGGAAAGCCGCGGGCGCCATTCTCAGCCGATCCGGGCGTCAGTGCATCGGTCGATTTCATCACGCCACCTCGATCTGGGATTCCAGGAACCACTTCGACTGCGGATGGCCGTC